GCTGTTAATGAACCTGTTATATCAACACTACCTGTAAACTCATGGAATGTCAGGCCTGGAACTGATCCTGAACCAAATTGGTTACTACCGGAGAACGTCGATGCATTTTGTACCTGAAAATCAAATCCGCTGAATAAGAATGTTCCATTAAATATAGAACTATCTTGTACTATCAAATTACTAGCAGTAACATGTTGTACACTTACACGTGATCCATCATCATAACGTTCAATGCCATCTTCACCAAAGGAGCCAGATCCTCCTCGAAGTACTATACCACTACCAGATATTGTTCCTGCCTTAATACCGGTTATATCATTTAAACTAGAATCTACATTAATTGTTACATTACCAGCGCCAGATGTATTAATATTTGTTCCTGCAGTAATACCGGTAATACCACCTAAGTTATTACTCGACTCGGCAGCAATACGACCTGTTGCAGAATCATATACAAGTGTTTTTGTAAATATTGAAGTTGTATCTAATGCTGCATCGGTATGTATATCTTTAATATATGCACCTCCCGACCCGCTAACACCGCCAGCGAATGTTAACCCAGAATCTTTAGTAGCCAATGTTCCTATACCTACTCTTGATCCACTTACATGTATTACTTTATCTGACGTTCCATTTACTAAAGCAAATTCAGCTTTTGCAGCAATTGATGATGGTTTTACTTGTATAGCATAATTTCGGTGGCTCACAGAGCCTTCGAAAATCATACGATCTGTTAATGTAGTTTCGGCGTCGGCAGCATGCCATTTAATAACAGGCGTAGTACGTTGGTTATCGCCATACAAGAATAACGTAGATATACTAGATGATATAGATGCAGTATTTGCTAGGCCTGTACTATCTCTGAATTCTAAATCGGCATACTTTAATACAATGTCGCCTTGATTTTTCGCCGCATTATTATCGATGGCAATATGATTATTAAAGAATGTTGTATCACTACCGCCGACATTTGCTCCAGCATTAAATGTAACAGATCCAATTGTAGTTACAGGTTGGCCGGCAAAGCTTATCGATGAATTTGCAACTTTTATAGAACTACCACCATTACCTACAATTACATGATTTGACGTCAACTCTTCGCCGGATACATAATCAGTGCCGCCTTGAACGGCATATGCAGAACCAGTAGCAACTCTACCGGTACTATCTAATACAAGTGGTATTGTACTAGTTGATCCAGTTACATTGCCGGTAAATATTAATGGTACATCAGAAGATGCTGTTACTGCATTTAAATGCGCATCACTGCCTGATACTATTATTTTTTTCCATTCTGCCATATCTATTCTCTATTATAATTGCGGTGTAAATGATGATGTATATATTCTCGGTACTAATTCTGTAGCGCCTCCGAAGCTGCTTGTCTTAAGACCAAACACTAAATCTGTTGTATTATTGAAAGTTCCCACCATAGTTCTTCGGCCGGTCGGATAATAAAATCCATTTGCAGCTGCTTGAGTCAGTGTTGCATTTGAATAAAATAATGCACCGGATTGAGCCAATGTACCACTATATGGTAATTGTACTGCAGTACTGCCACTAACGGGCCAATATATTATCGATTCCGAACCGAAGTTTGATACAAAGTCTGGGCGAGTCGGATGATATAAAAATCCGCCCGATGCTATTTTGATATCATCTTCAAAGAAGTTATATTGTCTAGGCGCGATAAACTCTGGAGTTGCTGAATTAGCAAAGTTAAATGTTGTCTCATCGCCATCACCAAATAGTTTTGCTTTCAAAATAAATCTAGCAAATTTACCTTCATCATTGTTCGTACCATTAATGAAAATAGATGTGCCTAGGCCGACGCCGACAGATCCAGATGCCGTATTTGGATTGCTATTATTAGTTAAGCTCGAACCGGACAATGTAGTTGGGTTGAATAAATGGCTCCAACTAGCAGTAAATTCATTTTGACAAATTTCATGTTTGGTATCACCCGGTGAAAAACTCCAGGTAGCGCCGCCGGCATTTTGCGATGTATTAGTAATTAAAAACGTAGTAGTTCCAATACCGCCTACATCAGATGTATATGATGCAGTTATTGATGCACCTTCTTGTCCTAAAACAATTACATCTGTTGGTAGACTTGCTAAATTAAATTTATTATTGAAACTAGATGAAAGTTGACTAGCAACACTAGGTATGAACTGTGACTCAATAAAATTAGTAGTCATAGCTCTAAAGCTAGCTTTAGGTATTGGTACATAAAACTTATCACCTTGCCTAACTATACGACTTGCATCTACAAAACTTTGATTGAAAAAGTTTGCTTCTTTTAATGCTTTTGGTATACGCTGTTTAGTACGGAATGTAGTATTTGTATCGCCTGAATCAGCAGCGGATGCACTTAATTGTGAGAATAACTGTTTATTAAAATCTTTTAATGCCATAGTTCGATACCTACTTTTTTATAAATATCAATCATTATCAAAACCTAAGAAAAAATTGCCATTGGCATTATAATATAAACCGCCGGCGACGGGAGTCGGAGGAGTGTTAAATGCTCCTAATACAGTAACGCCTTCGGCATTAACAACAAATCTAGTAGCATGATCGCTGATATTAGGATCATATTGTTTAATAATAAACAAATTGTTAATGCCTATATCATTGTCGGTCGGATCTTGACGTATTTCTAATTCAGCATCGGGGTCTACTAATTCAAAGTCGCCAATACCTACATTGCCTTCTTTATAGTATAGATCGTCATTACTTTTGCGTATCCATGCGCCGTCAGCTGATCCTGAAGGTCCTTGTGCTCCTTGTGGACCAGTTGCGCCTAATAGGCCGGGCGTGCCTTGAGGCCCCTGGGCTACTACTTTTATGACCTTAGTAGGTATGGCCATAGTTTCCTTATATTGTCGTTACTTCACGACTTAAACGAACATCACCCTGTAATATACGAGTTTTGTCGATACCATCACTGATTTCTAAATCATACACTGCCTCACCGAAATTAAAATCGTCAGTAACTTCATGGCCTATGTATATACCAATCTTTCCTTGATTAATTGCAGTCGAAAAATTACTACCAGACATACTCAAAAATGCTTTGTTCGATCCTTTTTGATATATTCCAGTCGCGTCTAAGCTGGAAGACATTGATAAAATCGCATCGGCGCCGAAACCTGGCTTGATTTGCATACGAGCATTATAACCGGTTAAATCAATTGCAGTGCCGGATGAATCTTGATACTGTATTTCAAAAATAGTAGTCGTACCTTGTTCTATAGTAAACGAATATTTGCCTGCTGCCATAGCAAACTCCCTTTACTATAAATATTTAGGAAACAGTATTAATAGAGCTTATATTGGCAATTGCAACTGTATTTATAGTTGCTATACTAGCCTTTGCGACGCCCGATACAGTTGCTACATTAGCAGGGCCAGATGCGCCTAATGTATAATCTAGAGTTATTGTAGTATTGAAATCTATCGATACATCCTCAGTAGCATTTGTATCTGTATTCTGAAAGTCAGAATCATGCATAATCACAGCTACTGTAAAGTCATTGTTGTTTTGAATATCAGATAGCGCTGCTGACGTCAAGGTGTATTCATTGTTTGACGTTGACCACGTAGTAAGCTCTGTCGAGTAAGCAGTGTTATAATCCAAAGAACTAAACATATCCGAGGTAGCGAGTGCCGTACCGCCATCTCCTCCGAAAGCTGTACTTTTAATTAAGATCGTGTCATTTGGATCTGCCTGAGTAGCGCTCCCCCCTTGTATATCAATATGAGCAGCCGTTACAGTTCCTGTAATAGCACTTGTATCAAAATGAATAAATGCTCGAGCGAATCTATGAGCACCTCTACCAACAAAAAACTGTGGTGATTTGTCCCCAGTTGGTCCATCTGTAACGGTTCCTGAATCGGAGCTTCTGGCCGTGCTAAAGCTTGAGTTTGTAACCCCTACAATATAACCCGTTCTATTTGCGTTAATCGTTGGCATTTAAATAACTCATTACGAAGCTACGATATAAGTTGCATCAGGATTGAAATATGCTTGCGAACCGCCGTTAAGATTATATCCTACTGCTCTAATAACATCACCACTTCCAGATGTAGGAGTGGATGTTGCTCGACCATCTGTAGTACTTAAATATAAAGTAGAACCTGTAGGAGTAGTAGTAGCTACTATAAGATCACATATTCCTCTAATTAAAAATCCATCTGCAGCATTACTAGATACAGCTACCCCTAATAATCCTGATGAAGAAATTTCGAAGTCAGCATCTGTTTTAAACCAGTTACCATCTGCATTGAGTCTATAAATACTACCCGCAGTTACGGCACTTGTAGCAGTACCATATTTTATTATTTCTCCTTTAGGAGTTGTAGTTGTAACACTTGTAACGTCATTGTATACTAAGTTTCCGACTGCAGCATCAATTCTAGATGCACTTATACCGGCCGAAGCGGTAATAGGAGTACTAATAGGACTATATATTTCTAAATTGGTATCCGCCCTTAATTCGATATTATTATCGGCATGGATTTCAAGATTTTCTGGATTATCAGTATCTGCCATAATATATGTATTAGTAGCATCAGAATCGAATGATATCTTATTATTTTGAAAATCAAATGTATGTCCACTTGTACCATCGCCGAACTTTAAAGTACTATGCGAACCATATGGAGTAATATAAGGAGATGTAGCACCAAAGACGCCTCCAAAAATTCTCACAGTCGCCGAATCATTGTTGGTAGCCGCAATATCAAGTATCGAACTATCAAATTTTAACTTGTTACTACCTTCAATAGTATCAGCATCCGTAAATACTGCTACTTGATTATCTGCAGGCGTTCCCGAGGTATCTACATACCCTGCTCCTTCAATGGTTGTTATTCTAGAACTAAAACCGCCCGAAGCTGCTGTAAATGAACCACTTACATCAGATGCAATTTGTGCAGAACTAGAAACCGTGCCCGCTGTAGGCGTCGATGGTACATTTGTCAATGCCGAGCCATCGCCTTTAAATGCAGATGCAGTCATTTGGTTAACTGCAAAATTTTGCTTTACTGCCGATCCATCTCCGTAGAAAAAGTTGCCATCAGCAACATTGATTGCTAATTCACCTTCTGCTAACGAACTAGGGGAGTTGCCGGCAGTTGTACTATGTTTTGTTTTTATCGTTGTAGCCATATCATATATAAATATCTAGTTAGAATGAACCGCCATTGATTGTAGCAACGAAAGATGCAGTTGCGACTATCATACTCGATGATACCACATTTTCTGCATTCAATTTTATTTTTACTCTTGCATCCGTATAATATAAATTAGATCCTTCACCTATTTCGTCCGTAGAAAGATTAACGTCGCCCGACGAATCCGGCGCCTCTGAGTTAACTGTTTTTACGAATTCCGCGGAACTTGATATAACACCTGCAGGAAGTTCTGTTAAAAATGATCCGGTTTGGCCGTTAAACGCTCCTGATATAGCTGTAGCAGTAAATGGCGACGATGTTAAAAACGAGCTAGTCTGTGCATTGGTTACAAAATTTGCAGAACTGGATAATACGCCGGATGGTAATTCTGTTAAGAATGAACTAGTCTGTGCATTGGTTATGATGCCAATATCATTACCTAATCCATCTGCAAATGTAACAGGATTCTGTGTAGTATCAGCCTGAACCAAGACCTGGAACGACTGTGAAATAAATTGTCCTGATAAATCGCCGAAGGGCATTTATAACCTTATTTTTTTGCGAGGCCTTTAAGGACTCCGCTTATAACTTTTTTCTGTTGCGATTCTGTCAATGGAAAGTGTTTTGTATACACACCGATAATATGATTGACGTCATCACGTCTAACTGTCAAGTTAGTTAAATCAATGTTTTCATGTACTAACAATTTGAGTATGTTTGTCACATGCTTAATATCATTAGATTCACGTTTAACATTACTAACTTTAACAGATTCTGTAATTTTTTTGTTGTTTTGTGATTTCACTTCTACTGTAACCTGTTTAGATGCTTGAATTTCAAAATCGGATGTCCATGGAGTAAAGTATGTATCTTCTGCAATGACCTCTAGCTTGATAGATCCTTTCGTATCTTCATCTACTAAGCCGCGGAGTTTACGAATTGGAATAGAACATTTGCCGGTAGAATCGATCTTACCATTAAACATTAAGCTGTAATCAGAAGTTTCGACGACTAATCTAGCTTTTGATTTAGTTAAACTAGCGCCAGTGATCTTAACGTCGCATTCAAATAATTCTGATTTGTCTGTATATAATTTATACATGTATATTCTCCGCAATGATATCTATGTCTAATACTTCTTTTATGACCATTTGTACATCTTCTACTGTTATCTCCAAGTCATCCTTTATACTTTTCCTTCCTTCATACACTTTGATATTATTTTTGAATGTAACTACTAGATTAATGAATCGTTTTTTATCTGCTTTCGGCATACTATTGATTGCAGCTAAAACATCTTTACCGGTTGCTGCAGCTTCGTCTATTGCATCAGCAGCTCTTTGAGCAATAGCTTGAGCCTCATCCCATTTAAGTTGTATTGCAGGTTGTCGATCGCCCCAATACTTGTTCGATTCACTCCATGTTTGAAATCCCATTTCTAATAAATATCTTAGTTATAGCCATTCAATAGATCTAATAACTCATCAATTGATTCATGTCTATGATTATCGAGTAAGATAGTCTTGTATACAAATTTAGAATCTTTAATCTTAGCAACTTCATGTACTGCCGAATAGTTACGATCACGTAAATCAATTTGTTGTGTATCGCCCGTAAATAACATTTTAGAATCTTTACCTAGTCTACCAATTGCCATAGCTAACTGTGCTTTAGTTAAGTTTTGAAATTCATCTACAATAACAACACAGTTATCAAACGTACGACCTCTGAAGTGAGCTAATGATACTAATTCAATAGCTTCTTCCTTTTCCATACGTTCTAAAATATCAGGCTTGTTATATACTTTGCGCATGTTAGAACGAATTGGAACTAACCATGGTTCCATCTTTTCTCTTTCAGAACCGGGTAAGAATCCGTTATCTTCCGTAGATACCGTCGGCCTTGTTATGATAATTTTATTACATTGACGTTTAAAGTACATATCCAATGCTACTTGTACTGCTAGTAATGTTTTACCCGAACCTGCTTTACCTACTATAAAATTGAAAGGATGCTTTAATATTTCAGCTTTTGAAAGCTTCTGTTCTTCGGATAATGATAAAGAAAACCTAATTGGACCTTTGGGTGGGGTTTTCTCAATGTTCTGCTTTGCCATGTAACTCCTATTTTATATAAATATGTAGAAAAGGGAGACCGAAGCCTCCCTTTCCAAAGTATCATGTAATCACGACTTAGATAGTGTCGAGACCAGCAACATGGATCTTTCCATAGAACTCTGGTCTGACCATCTTCTTGGCGTAACGAGTCATTACACCCTTTCTTGGGGTGAAGTTGGTTGGATCGTACACCAATGGAGTCATAATAAGTGGGATGTATGGAGCATAAACAGCACCAGTTTCAAGGAACTGTGTTCCTCTGTATCCCATCAAGATTGTATTCTCGGTCATGTATGGGTTCTTGTAAACTTGGAATCTATTGTTAATAGCACCAACTTTCTGAACACCCATTGCAAATTGCATCTTATCACCGTCCGTATCAGCTGCATATCCTGGAATAGATTCGAGGATAGTTGCAACAGTTGGAGAACAAACTAAGAAGTTTGCACCGCCACGGAGGGTCAACTGATGAATCTTATTGCTAACCTTCTGGATCTTAGTTCCTAAAGTTTGGAACCAAGTACCTTGGTTGTATGCTTGAGCAGTTGCATTAGACTGAACGAAGCTGTTCGTTCCGCCGTCAAACTCAAAACCAATCTTAGCATTCCAACGCTCTGTTGTCTGAGCATTCTGGATCAACATGTCTAAAATTTCCAAGTCAATTTCTTGAGAAACGTACTCAGATAACATGCTAGTCAATTCTGCTTCAGCATCAATGCTATGGTATGCATTAAGGTCTTGAGCGAACTCAGGCGACCAAACAGCCTTCAACTTACGAGTCTTAGCAACAATTGCCTCACTTCTCATTTCCAGATTGATTTCTGGAATATCTAATGAGTTGTCAGCATCGTTAGTGTATGCAGGATCTGCAGTAGCCTCAAAGTCACCTCTGGTCTTATCCGTTGGCTGCTTATGGTATGCAACTTCTACAACACCGCCGGCACTAAATACTTTAGGAACTGAATCAGTCTCTACCAAGAACAATACTACTTCGGTACTAGCAAGATCAGTTGAGGCAGCGTCCAATGTAATTGTGCGCGTAAATTCTGGAACGACGGTAGTGATACCAGAACCAGAAACGTTAAACGCTCTAACACCGTTCAAATCAGCATTACATGTACCATCGGTACCATCCGTATCCAACTCACCAGCTTTAACAGCAAGAACTTGATATACTTTGCTATTAGCAACTGCAGAAGCAGAGAATTCAGAATTAAAGTTAGTGTAACGATTTAATTGTTCTCCGGTCAACTTAGCTGCGCCTTCCGTGAATTTGTTAGTGAAAGGATCATATGAGCCGCTCAAGATATCAGTAATATTAACTAATACTTTGTTAGTATCGTTAATAGTGTATCCGAAACGACCTGAACCGTACAAACCTTCGGTTGCAGTAGCACCAGCTGGTACATCAGTACCAGCACCGCCGGCATTAGTAATACCAAACACAGAACCTGCTTGTGAAGCTCTATTAGTTTCGCCACTTACAAAATCGTTACCAGTTGCAGTATTGAAGCCATTTGTTCCTTGTGCAGTACCGTACTTAAAGTCTAAGTAGAATACCAGTCCGGAAGGAAGATTCATTGGCTGAACTGAAACGAAGTCTTTTGCAGCAATTTCAGCAAAAATTCTACGAACCAATGGGAGGGCAACACCAGCCCACTGCTCGTCAGATGCGCCAGTACCGGTCTTGTTAACTTCCGATACCAACTGCTTGGCTTGGTTCTCTAAAAGAACCGCCATGCCTTTTCTTTCAACCTCGGAATCCAAACCTTCCAAAAGGCCGGTCTTTTCCCACTTGTTTTCCAAGAGGACTGCTGCGGCATTCTGGTTAGCTTGTGCTTCGCGAGGTAATAAGGAATTTACATTCATTTTTTTCCTTTAATGATTAGAGATTAGCTAACTTCTTCCAACGAGCTGCTAAATCATTGCCTTCACTTAAGACTTGCTTACGTGGTGCAGTTGACTTACCGGCTGGCTTCGAAGCATAGCTTTCTTTGATTTGTCTTTTTGTCTTATTCAATGAGAAGCCTTCAGCCAATGTAGAGTAAATCAACTTAACTTCGCGCAAGTTACCTGCACGATCAAAGTTTTCAATTACCTTCATCTTTTGAGACTCATTCAAAGAATAATTTCTAAACAACTTGTTAGAGAACAACAATTTTGCATTGAGAAGATTAACTTCATTGATCTTAGACTTCAAGAACTTGATGACATCGTAAGCTTCTTTCAACTCTTCGTCTTTAGCTTCGTCAACTTTTTCGTCTTCGCCTTCGTCCATTTTTTCGTCTTCACCTTCGTCCATGTCTTCTTCCTCACGAAGAGCTTTGATAATTTCGTCTAAAGAGATATCTTCATCCATATCTTCTTTTTCGCCTTCATCAACTTTTTCCTCTTCTTCGGTCAAATCACCTTCTCCAGGATCTTCAGTTTTAGATGCACCCATGTCGACTTTGTTGTCACCTGCGCCAATGCCGGAATCGTCTAAGTTCTCTTCAAGCTCATCTTCAAGTTCCTTGATAATAGCTTCGAGTTCTAAATCTTCTTCCATGTCATCACCGCCCATTTCATCCATGTCACCATGTTCGCCTTCTTCCATATCACCATGCTCGCCTTCTTCCATATCAGATCCGTAGTCGCCTTCATCCATGTCTTCTTCCTCAGCCATTGGCTCTTCAGCAGGAGCAGGTGCTTCAGCACCAGCAGCAGCATCCATACCATCGGTATTGGTTTCAACAGGATCTTCGGCTTCTTCCATCTCTTCTTCTTCAGAAATCTTTGCAGATAACATGCTTTGAAGTCTTGGGGTGAATGCTTCTTCTAATGCAATCTTTGCATTTGCTAACGCGGTTTCTCTAACAGCTTTTGCGTCCGCGATAGCCTCTTTTAAGAGATCATTCATTTTTTCCTCCTATTTAAATTGGAAATGAGATTATTCTGAATCTCAATAAGTATTGAAAATAAATACTTGAGTGACTGTATATTTGTATACAGTATCGTTTAACAATAATATATATTGACCTACTTAAGAAAACCGTTCATATCGATAGTAGAAAAGACGGACTAGCCGCCTTTTCATTGAAACATGTTAAATTAAATACGTTTCAAGGTTTCTTGCTGTGCAATATACTTACGACGCTTTTTAGCTAATCGTCTAGTAACTGCAGGCTTTTCAAATTGCGTACGATCTTTCATCACTTGCAATTTACCAGATTCTTTCAATTGACGCTTCCAAGATTTAATAGCATAATTAAAGTTAGATCTATTAAGCTTATCTCGGGTGACCTTTGCGCCAATTTCTGCACCGGGCAGAATCATCTGATGTCTAAGTAACTTTTTCTGATTCATATAGTTTATTTTGCTCTAATATAAGAACAAATCTTTAAAAGATCAAATTATTTTAATCTCTTTGATTTATCACCGGTCATATGATCATCATATGCAGGGCCTCTGTCCGATACGCCCGCAGTATATTGATCTTCATCCAACGGTCCTTCGTCTTTCATAGCTTCGCCGATCTTATAGTATCTATTTAATACCGTACCCATATCATCATATGCAGATTCTAGACGCTGTTGTAAGCCTGACATTTCTTTTGACGTCTTTTCAAATACCTTGAATGCCTCATTCATTTGCTTCATATGTCTAGATACCGTAACATTATCAAACCAATGTTCTGATTCTGATATTGTAAGCTTTTCTGCTTGTTCGATAATATTGCCTAATGTTTTTGTAACTTCGCGGAGTGTATCTTGACGATAAATCATCTCACCAATCTTATGAAAGTTAGCAACGGCCTCTAAAAATGTACGGCGCTGCTCGCTAGTCATTTTTTGTTCTTCATCCTCACCTAAGTACTTTTCATTGAGGATATGCTTCATTAATTGTTTTTCATACTTAAGCATCGTATGATCTCCGTGTTTTTGCTTGTTCAAGTAATCTTACTATACCTTCTAATTGTTTTTCAGCTCCGCCGATATATCTACTAATAACGTTAACGGACTGTTCGGCCTTGTCGGCTACCATTCCATATACATTCTCATCTTCAGCAATAGCCTCTAATTGGCCGACGAGATCGCGTTGTGCAGCTTCTAATGCTTCCATAACACCTTCAATTGCTTCGATATGCATATCATAATTAAATGAAAAGCTATCATCTTGTTCTTTTAGTAGTGACTTGAGTTTCATTTTATCCTTCGTATGTATCGCCATACTTTGTAGGTGTTTTACCTTTTGGTGTAGTCGGTCCATATGTACTAACAGAAGCTTGTAATCCTTTACCGTTTTCAAATGCTAATGTATCAACGGTTACTCCGGTCGTCGGCTTACCATTTGCATTGGTAGGACCGTATTGTGATTTCATGTCTTTTAATGGCATAGGTTTCCTTTTTTATAAATATGAACGACCTTAACGTTTACCGCCGTCATATGCAACGGCATGGCCCTCTTCAATAAGTTGTTTATTTACATTTGTAAGTGTGATAGGTGTATCAGATACTACTGGAGACAATGACTCTATAAATATAGTACCTAAGGCACGTCCATACTTACCAACTCCACTTACTTGTATTACACATTCGTTTTTATTAAACTCTAACATTTCAATAAGACGTTCTTTTGCAGCTAACCCACGTTTCTTTTCTTCTAAATCACGTGTTCTCGTTTCCGGCGTATTAATACCTTCTAATCGAACTCGTATCTTTTTCCAGGTATGAAATCCTAGATCAATTGTGCAATCGACCGTATCGCCATCAACGACTCGATCGACTACTGCATTATATTCATACATCATTCTTCCTTTTTACCAGCAAATTTTTCTAAGCCGGCAATTCCGAAGCATCCTAAAACTATTAATGTAAATGAATCGTATACAAATTCGTTGATAACTAAATCTTGTCCGGACCAGCCTGAAGCTAAGTCTGCTACCATAATTACGCACATGATCAAGAATGCGATAAATCCTACTATCGTTTTTTCATTCCAATCATTGTTATTCTTAAAAATTTCCCACATGTCTTTTCCTATTAAATTATTCTATAGTTGAATCCGATTGAGAAGTCGTGCCAATTTCTATCCCAGTATTTGTGGTATTTAGCTTCACTAAAGACTCCTAATCGTTTGTTGATTTGCCATCCAAATATTATACCAGCAGTATAGTCTAACCATTGGTTACCTTCCACAAAGTTGTTGTAAGAGTATTCATTGTTAGAATTAACATGTAATGGCAAAACACTTGCCCATGAATGAAACCATAATGTTTTAGTATAGTGATAGTAGTCATATCCTAATACTAAAGAATAGTTCCATTGATTGGGCAACAATGATCTTTCTTGATCTACATACTCGCTTAATACTTCTGGCAATGCTACTGCATTCCATACAATGTTATTATCAGCAACTACATCTCCGTTAGGATTTAGCCACTCGCCTTCAAAGTTAGTTGTATAACCTTGTTCTAATGCTACATTAGTAAAATCAGCTCCCGCCAATCCTACTAAAGGGTCAAATCCGTATGGTTCTGAAAAGCGCTGAACTAATCCTGTATTCAATGAAAACTTCTTACCTAGATTGTATCTATAACGTTGAGATGCTTCATAATACTTAAGATCTGCAAAGCCATCTTGCACATATTCCATTTTCAAAATCCAATGATCATGTACATATCTAAGGAAGTGTTGCTGATCGACAAAGTAGTTACCCTGTTGTCTTTTGTAGTCAAACTCAAATAAGTATTCTAATCCTTCTACATTACCTACAGTAGCAGCGTCTGAAACAGAAGTTTCGGTACCGTCATAAAAGTAGTTCTTTCTGTTTTCATAATCCAAACGTGCAATTTTTCTAACACCAAAGGCTAATGTATAATCAAATGGAGTTGAAATAATTTCTTCTTCCAATATGCCAGATGACGGGTTGATAGAATATACACTAATATCTGCTAACGAGTTGTTACCAGTAACTGCAGTATAGAAAGTAGCAAATTTAAGTTGTTTTTGTACAAACTGTGCTTGCGCTGTTAAAGAACAAGTTGCTACTAATAGTATAGCTAATAATTTTTTCATTGTTTGATAATTTTTTTAGTGAACTGAAGATCGTTATGAGTAAGTATCAAGTTATAAACTCCGCCTTCGAATTTACTCATATCAATTTGTCTTGCATTAGGTTGTTGTAATACAGGTTGCCCCATTGCATTATATAACGTTGCACTAACATTTAAGTTACTTGCAATAGTAATATTATCTTTAGTTGGATTCGGAAACACAATAATTTGTGTCTCGCCGTACTCTTGTACATTTGTTACGGTATTTTCATCACAGTAGTTGTACAATTCTTGGCATCCATCTGCCCATTCATTATTGCAGCATGTTGGGCTAACATCTATAACCCATGCAAAACACTCGCTACCTAAATCTAATAAATTATATGCTTCAACTACCGGATCAATGCAATTAGCATAAACAGTTTCGCACGTGCCGTTATCTGTATTAGCTTCTTCATCATAGTTAGCAGCTTGAGGATCAGTACAACCGTATATGAATTCTTCACAGCTAAAGTCCTCTGTATTAGCCTCGGGGTCATAATTGTATGCGCTAGGGTCTGTACAGCCCTCTATGATAGGTATACAGGTGCCATTATCAACAGTTGCTAGCTCATTATAATTAAATGCTAATGAATCCGTACAACCATATATTGGCAGTATACAACTAAAGTCATCTACGTTAGCCAATTCATTATAATTAAGTGCTTCTGGATTTGTACATCCTTCAACTATTTCTATACATGTACCATTATCAATGTTTGCATTTAAATCATAGTTTAAAGCAGTTTCATCAGTACATCCGTATATTGGTAGAATGCAGCTCAAGTCATCTACGTTCGCGTCTGGGTCAAAGTTTATTGCATCTGGATTCATACATCCTTCTATAACAGGGATACATGTTCCGTTGTCAGTCGTTGCCAATTCATTGTAATTGAATGCAGTAGTATCAGTACATCCGTATATTGGCAAATCACATTCAAAGTTATTAACGTTAGCTAATGGATCAAAGTTAAGTGCTAATGGATCCATACACCCTTCTACAACAGGCTCACAAGAACTATTATCTACGTTAGCTAATTCATTATAATTGAATGCAGTAGGATCGGTACACCCGTATATAGCATCTATACACGATCCATCTTCTACATTTGCATCAGCATTATAATTTAATGCACTTGCATCAGTACATCCGACTACTATAGGAATACATGCTCCATTATCTACATTTGCTAATGGATCATAGTTAGTTGAATTAGTTTCGGTACATCCAAAGACTGCCAATGTCTGACAATCGCCGTTATCAAAATCAGCTTCAAATCCTTGTGTATAATATTCTAAATATCCGGCTTGCATACACCCGGGTGCATAATAACAACTTTCATCGTCCCAGTTAGCTTGGTCATTATAATTAACAGCTGCGGCATCAGTACAGCCGTTTATAAATGGTACACATGTATTACCGCAATAGAGATCGACCTCATAAGCATACCAGCCACTTTCCCCGGTAAATGGAATAGCACTAAAGAAAGGAACGTTGATCATAACTTCGCCTTCTGGGTTAGTTAATGTAAATCCACATTGTTGAATTGTGTTAACTGATTGAGGTGTTATGAAAAAGTATAAGTAAGTTTTTTTAGTAGCATCTAATGTAACTGAAAAGCTTAATTCGGTACCGTCATTAGGACCCATTTGATATAAAGGAGAATTATACCATAATTGATAAATACCTAAAGAACTACCAAACCAGCCGTCGCCGACGCCATCAGTTATTGTCAAAGTATAATCACAAACTGCTATAACATCTTCTGTATTTGCTTCCGGATTCCAGTTAAATGCTGTTTCATCTAAACATCCTAATACAACGGGAGTTAAACAGCTACCATTATCAATTTCTGCTTCGGAGTTAAATTCTGTAAAGTTAGGATCAGTACAACCTTCTAATAATACGACGCCGTCACATGTTGCTGGAGTAAATTGATCTGAGCCTCCTAGATATCCATAATTTCCATCCGGAAACTCATCTTGAAGATTATATAATTCATTTCCGTTACAATCTAAAATTACTATATTGCCATTAACAAGATTAGGGTTATTAGTAGCACATGGACCGCACAACCCATCTCCATACGAATCTTCTATTACAATATCATATTGTTGATCAACAGGTACGCATGTTGCTGTTGATATCGGAATACCCGGGGCGGCTCCTGCATAAGTACCTACGGGGGCAGATGCTACAGCGCCTAAATCGCCATATAAAATCCAACTTGTTTCAGCACCAAAATTATCAGGAGTTACTATAACTTCGACTAAAGTTTGGCCTTCAACACATTCTACTGTTTGAGATATGCAAGAGCCGTCGTCAAAATTAGCCCATGGGTTCCAGTTAAGAGCGCTCGGGTCCGAACAGCCCGGAATGGCACCACATGGTAAGCATGATTCCCAACAGTAAGAAGGAAGAACTATTTCATCTTCCTGCGTTATATTCAATGTCCTATTTACAAACCCATTTCCGTCAAATAGGAAGCATGATCCTGCGCTAATACCTACTGGCAGTTCTTGTATATCAGGAGTATTAAAATCTGCAAATTTCCATAAATGATTTCCTAATGGTACTTCAACTTCTAGAAACCATTCATCATCTTCATCATAACTCATTGGAAGTACTTGCCAGCCATTCCAACTACCTAATACACCAGGCGTTTCTATAGTAGGAGGAGCGTTAGCTAAATCTACTCTAAATAAAACATTTGCAGTCGGCGGTGTAAAAATACAAGGATCTAAAGTAAAAGTATATTCTGCAACAGAATCTCCGAACTCTAAATCTTCAACTACGAGTCCTGTACAGTTATTTTCTAATGTAAAATAACCAGCACCAAAGCCGCAACAAATGCCGTCGCCAAACGTATCTGTAATAGTAAAAGTATATTCTACCCCAGATTCCAAAAACAAAGTTTGTTCTGCAGTACCGTTTACATATTCTTGAAATCCGTAGCCCGGACTAGTATATACAGTATCAGTGTCTTGGGTAACAACCCAGGCCGTCTCATTCGGATACTGGTCAAATTGTATAAAAAGGTCTAAATATGTTGGCTGGGCAGCACATGTTAGACCTAATAAAAATAGGATTGGGGTTAGTATTTGTTTCATTAGAACTTGCTCATTATAATATTATCTATAGATTCTTGTACATCTTCTTTCGTAGCTTCCATTGACATCATAATGTTAGCTTGAAATCTTTCAACTTCTTCGCCGTCTTCCATTACTAAAATTGTAGGAACAACTACTATTTTATACTCATTTGGCAAACTAGGATCAGTAGTAATGTCTACCGTAGTAGTAGTACAATCGGTTAATTCATTTAACCATTGAACTTCGTTTGCTGCATTAAATTTTGCATTAAATTGTACAACACATATTCCATCGCCGCACAATTCTGATTTTTCTTCTTCCATCATTGGCATCGTCATTGCCGTTCCGATAAGTAAAGCTGCCAATGTCGTAACTAAATATTTCATGATGTTAATCCTTTAAATCATCTATCTTTTCTTCTAAACGTATTATGGATGATTTGATTTCAGTCACATCTTCTTGTGTACTCATTATTGTTTGTCGGACCAATTGGTCCTTCATATCAAATTCCATCCTAGTTATTTCGGGATCGGGAGGTAATGGTAACTCTTTTGCTTCTGCAATATCTGCTTGAAGCGTAAACCACATTCCGATTATAGTAGCAAGTGCTACTCCTATACCACCTAAGGTTTTGACACTAACTGAAAAGCTAGTATCTTCATTCAATTCTTTTGCCATTAGAACTCCCTAATAATGTCCGTAATAATACGATCAATATTGTTGTATTTGTTATCAACAACCTTATTAACTGATTCATTCACGGGCGAAAGGAATGCTCCATGTGTAGACGGATTTGATACAAAATCAAATGCAATTAATTCAAAATCGGGCTGTACTTCTAATGTACCTTCTCCCTCTTTCATAACTTCTTTAACGGAGCCCATACCCCGTGATGATATGCCAAGCTTGATGCCTGACTTAAATAATTCTTTTAATATATTGCCGGACGGTGTAGAAAGTACTTCAACAGTACCAACTAAGTCATCGCCCTTCCATGCCATCTCTAAAACGTTATGCGATACATTGTTTAAGTTAACGACACTAGAATCGGGGTGATCTAATTCTCCCAATGCCCTACGCTCTGAAATAAATGACTGAGAATATTTCTTTGCTTCGCGCATTAAGACTTCTTTTGGATATACTCTTCCATTTTGATTTTTAGCTTCAGCACGTTGAAGAACTCCCGATACAACTAACTTACCATTGTTTTCAGATAATGATTCATTAATTTGTTGTGGTGATACTTCAAATAAAGTATAATCTACAAGTAATTTTTTAGACATTATATTCCTTTCATAAATAAGCCAGAGTTTATAAACTGCTGTTGCTGTTCATATCTTTTACGTTCATCGGAATATTTGCGCTTAGCTTCGTTAAGTGGCATGTCCGGATGAGCTTTTGCAAACTGTTGCCATGTACGATTTGGAATCATTTTGACAACTCTCTCAATCTATTAGATATACGAGTCATACGCTCGTTAATTTTAGCAAACCGTCTGCCGGTAGCTTTCCAGAAGTGAGATGAATCAACGCCCATCTCTTGCTTAAGTCGTAAATTGTTAGCTACAATCTTTTCCATTTCAGCTAACATTTTATTCACTTCTTGTATACCTCTGTTTACTTTTTGTTGGGGCGTTGATGTAGGATCTTTTTTATAATCTCTGTATGAGACCTCGTTAAGGCCTTCCATTTGACCTATCATACGCTTATACGTACTTTCCATTTTACGATAATGCTTATTAGTGTCTTTAGTCTTCTTCATACCTAACATTTCTGCACTATCATTTTCATCCTCTTTGCCGCTCTTACTAAATGCCCTAGGGGTCATATATTCTCCACCGCCGCTAGCAGTCGTATTCATTTCTTCTAAGTCGACGTCCTCTTCAAACTTACCAGTTCTAAAATTGTAGTTAGCAGGAAGTTTATCACCCTTCTCACCTTTACGACTTCTCTTTTGCAATTCTTTACGAAATTGATCTACGGCTTTATTAATCTCAGCAGCGCCTAATGCTACAAACTCATCCATTTGCTCTTCTTCGCCCTCTGCACGCATAGCAACATTTTTTAATTTGTTGTGAAGATATGAATCAGTATCGTCAACATCCCCATCATTATCAATATCTCTATCATCGAGATCTTTAAATGATTTTTTAGCGTCTTTTTTAGAAATTTTATCTAATGCCTCAAAGGCTAAATCCAATTGATCAATTAACTTCATTGTTGTCTCTTAAATATATAAGCTTCGCCGGTACCGGTAATTTTACTAACAGATAAATCAATTATTTCATTTAACGGAAGAGCTCCAAATGCTACAGTACCGCCCGAGCTTAAACTTGCAGTAGCTACGCCGGCCGATTGAACTAAGATTGCACCGTAGCCGTAATCAGATCCTGTAAAATCTAATTGTGTACCTGTATAATGCTTTACACTAGTATATACGCCAGGATCGCCGTTGCGTTCAAACTGTGTATTACTAGCAGTTCTCCAACCCGCGGTTGTTGACCAATATGCATTTTTATTTGATCTTGCCATTATTTGCTCCTAACTGCTTTAAGTTCTGATATCAATTCGTAATAACGAAGTAATGTCAAAACATCTTTATCTTCGACAATGTGTTTTTTTGTTAACTTCGTCAACAAATTAGAAACTTCAGTAAGTTTAATTTTTAACACTTTACTAGGAACCGTCATTTTAAGTTGCTTAATCTCTGCAGAAATGTTTTTAGTCTCTTGCAAGATATACTTTTTTAACTTAACTGTATTTGTAACGTTGTTAATGTATTCTCTTAACATACGTTTTTGTGATTCATTAAGAGCGGCATATTTTTCATTGAACTTATCAACTACTAACTTAGATGCTAAAATGCGAACATCTTTGCTTTCTGATACCAATCTTGGCTTAGCTTCAATTTTAGCTGGAGCTTGTTGAATATGTTCAATTAGTGCAAATTTGTTACTAACATATGCACGAGGATCATCTGCCTCGGCATATTCAAACAACTTATAAACTGCGGCATGCGTTTTATAATTGTTTACTCTAGCCTTAAAAAATTCTTCTACCAAGAACGTATCACGAATGTCCTTGATTAAATTATACTTCTCCCTCTTCAACGCCTGCTCATTTACAGTACCGCGTGTACGTAAGACAGCCTCGAGGAATTTCTCCGCCTGATTTTCATTTGTAAATTTTTCTTCATGCAATGATCTATATAATTTAAGTTCATTACTAAGTTGTGAATTTTTATTGAAGTGCCGGCGAATAATTTTCAATGCTTTAGATTCGCGATTATGCATTGTATCGCTAGCGACTTGGCGGACGAGAAGTTCGAATATAAGTCCAGTATTTCGTACTTTGGAATGTTTAATTCGTTTCATGAATTCATCGCCCTGTTATAGTATATACTTTTTTATAAATATATGGAGTTTACTAAATCAATCATCTAATAACTGTGATTCGTCTAACATTGTACCAGAATCTTTATCAGTTTCTTTTGCATTTAATGTCTCTTGCAAAATAGCCGATGTCTTAATATTACTTTTTAATGATTGAATAAATGCTTTTGTATTAACATTTTCCATGCTTAGCGGTGATCCGCCACGATATTGTGGTTGTAATGGCGACGGATCTGTTTGAAATGTCTTGCCAAGTTGTTTGATAGCTAATGGGTCTTTGCCATTAGGTGAAGTTTCTTTGCCCCATGTACCAGGTTCCTTTGGTCTTCCTGGGCCGGCGACATGTTCTTGTTCTTGTCCAGGCAACAACTCTCCACCTTTATTAGCTACGTGCATTGATGCAATATCATGCGGAGTGCCAAAACTCATATTTGTTTTCTTAGGATCATTACCTTCGGACTTGATCTGTTCTTTTCTAAACAATTCTTTAAGGTCTTCAATAACCTGTTCTTGTTCTGCAGACCATTCATCTTGACTCATTCCAAATACATTTTCATAGATCCAACGTTCTGAGAAAAGTTGAGATTCTTTAAGTGAATTAGCTAATCCTATTCTTTCGTTTAACGTTTCAATTTTTTGCTTTTCATAAATAAGCGATGGATTAGTTAATGACAACTTAAAGTTGACTAAATCCTCATCTTGAAAACCCTGAGAATATAAATGTACAATAGCAATCTTTGTAAGTTCAGAGCAGAAAATCTTTTGAATTCTTTCAATTGTTCTTGCAAATCTGACATCCTCCGCTGCTAATGTTGCTTTACCTTCAACGCCTTCATCATATCCTAAGAACGCTTTCGGTATTCTTAATGCGGCATGCATCTTATTTCTTAAGTATTCAATATCTTCAATCTGTCCATCATTGCCCAATCCTGCCAATGATTCGATTTGAGTACCACTATCTCCTCCACGAACCGGTAAGTAGAAGTCCTCCATCATATTTTGCATATTGAACTTAAGATTGTAGTCGCCCGTCTTTTCATCAACGTATGGCACTTTCTTCATCTTGTTGACAATAGTTTGCATATGCTGATCAACTTCGCCGGGAGGTATGTTACCTACGTCAATCTTAAATATACGACGTTCTGGAGCGCGCATTATACGATGGATAAGCATTGCATCTTCCATCAATGTCAACTGCTTGAAGATTTTTCTAGCCGGCTCTACCATTGACTTACCGTATGGCAAAAAGTTCGTATCAGATAACAAACGGAAATGTGCTATTTCATAATTCTCAAACTCTTGTTGTTGTCCGGCGCCTCTTTTAGATCCGTACATTGTATTAGTACCTTCGAAGAAGAATTTATATGCATATGGATTCATTTCATCAAATCCTTCTTCACGTCTAATTTCATATGCTGATAATGGTGTTACATTGACAATGCCAATTTCATCCTCAATATCTAAATGTAAAAAGAAATCGCCATACTTACATGCATTTCTAATCCATGGCCATAAGTTGTAATCGATATTCAAAATATCATAAAACAGATTACGTAGTATTTTTCTAATTTCATCATTAGGCGATGTGATTGTAAGTGTGTCGCCGTCGTTGTCTTTTACTGTAGATTCGTCCGCATATATGTCTAATGCCGATGATATGATAGGATCCATGTCCATAGCCTCATAATCAGTAAATAACTCTAATTTAGATGAATAAAATGTATAGTTTTGATTGTATGTAGCTGTTCCGCCCATACCGCGGTGCATGCCAGAGAATCTATCAACGTATCTATTATTAGATATTGCGCCGCCGGATTGTAGTCGATTAGTATCAATCGCTCTAAGACGATTTTTTGAAATTCGTCGAACTACAACATTAGTAGAAAACAATCTACCTAATCTAGCCCGTAATGATGTATCTGCCATGTTAAGACTCGTTTTTTATAAATATCAAAGCAGCCAGTTTAAGCCTTCGTCATCTTTACCTGCTTTCCAATCCCAAGATGTATTCGCATTATTATTAGTATACACGCCATGATCAACCTTACCAAAATATCCTAACGACTTTCTAGAAAGTTCTATTCCTTGTTGACGCAGTCGTAATGCTGTATCACGTACCCATAGTGCAATACCGAAGGCCATGACAAGGTCATCATTGTATCCATGTTGAGCTTCAGCTCGTTGTCCATTCCAAATGAAAACAAATAATTCATCGATTAGTCGTTTACTATGTACTATTGGAGACTTTTCTCTGAAATAAGTTTCTAACTTAGAAATGACTAGTGGTCTAGTTTTTGATGTAGTCGAAAATCCCGGTACCTTTTGTGCTTTACTTTTAAGATCATATCCCTTAGCTAAATGTAAATGTTCATCAACATATGCATCCTGCTTATAAGAATAATATAGATTTTCATATCCTTGATCGATTGCAACCTGAATTGCTGCCCAGCCTATATTTGCATTCTCAATTACTAGTAATGCTTTATTCCATTCTGTAGCAACTGATACTAACATGTTACCATAATCTGTAGTTCCTATCTTGCCTTTATATTCTGCAACTTGTTTCATGCTCTCTATTTCAATGACATGAAATGCAGAATAGTCCGCGCCATCGCCTCTCGCAACGTCAGCAACCACTACGTAATCTTTAGTATAGTCCGGATATTCCCATATCCAATAGTTTGAATCAAATCCCCGCCTTTCTACAGGGTCTTTTATATATGTTTGCTCATACCATTGCAATATCGGACCGTCAACTACCGTATGACCGGATGTAATAAAGTCACAATCGCACTCCTGTGCCGCATGCTTCTCACCTAACAATCCAGTTTGTTGATCGCGCCATTCTTGATCTCGTTCCGGATGTACTGTCCAGTGTAATATGGTAGGCATAAATTGTCCGCCAGCTTCAGCATCGACCCATGTTTTATGAAACCAATTGCCGGTGCCATTAGGTGTAGATAATGCAACACATCCTCCACCAGTTGCAAGAGTCTGCTGAGCAGATGCCCATATTTCTTCAATGTTCTTAATAAATGCAGCCTCGTCAATGACAAGTAATGATAATGCTTCAGAACGACCGGCTGTACCAGCACTTGAAACAGCTTTTACCTGTGAACCATTCTTGAATCGTAGACTTAGTTTATTATCTTCTAACGTTTTGCCCTTTAGCCAACTAGGTAGATTTTCATGCATCACACGTATCTTTGTAACAAGATTCTTTGCTACTTCCTGAGTTGTTGCAATGACAAGAACATTGTAGTCAGATTTAAATAACATGTTCCATAACACAAATCCGGCAGATAATGTTGATATACCTAACTGTCTAGATTTAAGTATTACGTTATAACGATTATGTTGCAATGTAGTTAGTGTATCCGCTTGGAATGGATACAAGTTAAAGTACATTTTACCTTTTGTAGGATGTTGAATGACACAATATTTACGCATAAAATGTACAGGGTCTTGTGCACATTTCTTATACTCTTCGCGTATTATTTCTTTGAGATTACGTTGCGGCATTATAACATATAATATAAGAAGTTATTTTCGTAAAGTAAAATTACTTACGAGCTTTTTCAATAGTACGGCCAGCAAAGTATGCACCATATACTGTAATTAATAACGTCTGATAAATAGGCTTATATGCATCATTAATCGTAAACTCACCTAAGTTTCCATCAAAGAATGACATTAATACAAAAATGGCTGTTAAAAAAATAAGGACTAATGGACGAATGTTTTTCGAAAGCCAGTTATCAGACTTCATATCAGCTTCCCAACGAGCCGTTACTTGTTCCTGGGCTTTTGTTTCATGATCGAGTATAAGTTGTTTTAACTTTATCTTAGCTTCTTTACGTTCTTCATCGGACGTTATTAAATTATCTAATACTCCGCCTACCGATTCTACTAACTTTCCAGCATTTCCTGATAATAAATTTTTTAACAACTTAGCCATATTACTCCAATTGTGATCTTATTTCTTCTTTGAGTTTTTGATAATCTTCGTCTACTTTTTTAGTATATCCAGTTATATCCATTTCACCCATTTTACCATCCGCATTTTGCCAATACGTCTCTGTAAGTTGCTGTTTTAATATTTCTACTTCTTTATCAGCATCTTTAAACCAACCTTCGGCATTACGACGCATAATATCTTTTTCATATTCGAGCCATGCCTCGGGGCCTTTGTTTCTAATAGCAGTTTCTTCTTTTAACACGCATCCGAAGCATTTTTTATGCGTACCGTAAAATTTAGTATTCAATTTAGCTTCATCTCCACGCATATTAGCGCTACACTCCGGACATTGATCTGGAACACGTAGTATATCTTTTACTAATTCATTAACACTGTTCTTAGGACGTTTACTACGAAACCCGTCATGTTGTGTTACTACATATACAGCGCCATTAGCAGTTGTTTCTTCCCACGTGTCTCCAACTTCATGTTTCTGATTTTTCTTTGCTACGCTCTCAGCATCGCTAAAACCAAATGACTTTCTAGTTTGTGTCTTGTGGGTGCCGGCAATCATTTCTCTGACTGCCTTTACATTCTGTAACTTATTACTCATACGTTATAATTGTTTTATTGTCATACGAAGCTTACGCTTTGCAGCATCATCTAATGGTAAGCCTTTAAGGAAATTCATTACAAATTCGTGCTGCTTAGTTGCGGGCTGCGACTCTAATGCTTTCTTTAAATTTGCAAATGCCTGTGTCTTAGATAATTTATCTGCTCTTGAAGCAATCGCACCAGTCATCTCTTCTTCATTAACGCTTTCTGTAGGCATGGAATCTGCCTGTGATTGTGTTTCAGCGCCTGATAAAGATCTTTGTGCTCTTGACTTAATTGCTGCAAACTCACGTGATGAAATACCTATCTGCTGCATTAATGCAACTAATAAATCTACTTTTACATTTTTTGGCAGACGTGATAATTTATCAACATCTATCATATTTAAGATTCTATCAAGTTGTCTGCCGCGGCCGCCTAATGTAGAACGAACTCTACTTCCGACTTGACCCAAAAAAGATCCGGCAGGCGCTTCGTTCATAGCACGCTTTATCTCTAAACGAATTGCTTTACGTAATGTCTCGTTTTTCATTCTATTGCCTTTTTTAATAAATATGTATGTATTAAGTAAACTTCTGTGTTTTATCTAGGGTAAAGTTAGCCCGACTAAATTCTATACGATCGACAAATTTAACACCATTGCCAATTCTATCGACTGCTACATAGCCTTCGGGTGCTGTTACTCGTAATCCGCCGCGGCCGTCATCTACAAAATGTTTTGTATTATAAACTGCATTATTGTATTTTTTGACAAAGATAAGTTTAGCTTCTGATAATAATTTGGATATAGTAAACAAATTTACAATATCATTTTTACGATCTGCAATTCGCTGCATTTGTTCTATACCGGATTGTGTTGCGCGTGCCTTCCCCGCATCAGATTTTAGTTTTTCTACTTTCTTATCAATTCGTGTCTGCATCCAGTTTGCGAATTTATCAAACGATAAAGCCGGATTTGATACAAACTCTCCGGTTTTTATTTCTGAATTAAGATAGATATTCAGTTCGGCACTTGGCAGTTCATCATAATTTATCTTAACAGCATCGGCTTGTTTAATTAATGATTGTACTTCTTTTGCTTCATTAGCAGTTAATGTCACTACGCCGGTAGTGTCTTTAAAGAATGCATCATCAAACCATACATTTGGATCACGTCTCAATTTAGTTACATCAGCGCCAAACTGTGCTCCAGATGTTAATGACTGATATGTTGTATGAAATACAATACCAAATTTAGCAGCAGCGACTTTTCGTCCTAATTCAGAATCAGATTCCACTGCATATGTTATTGTATTTGGCCTAAATGTCAAATGAGACTTACCGTCAATGTTTTTAGATTTTATCATAGAATCGTCAAACATAAAATCGCCTTGTAAAATATTTTGAATGCCTAACGGAGGTAAATAATCTAATGCCTTTTTAAGTTTATCTGCTAAGCCTGGTGCCTGTCCGTGATTGATATCTACATCTTCTTTTGTGTAGTTAATCTTCGGTATTTTATTAAATATAGACTTTGTACCTACAAAGAATTTACCATTATCAGGATTGATGCCAGCGAACAATGCCGGCGCGCCGTCCCATTTAACTGAGGTATTTACTTTACTGTTTGAATTACCGGCCAGATTTTTTAGTAATTCTACTAGAAATGATCTAGCTTGCTTATATCCGTCCTCTCCCTGTGTTAATACTAATTCTTCCAAATGCGTCAAATGAGTATTGGCCTTCGCCTCATCTAAAATTTCTTCCGTGATTATCGATAACCAATCAGTAGACAACAAACGTTCTTGTACCAAAGGCTCCGGAGTATTTGGTTCCAATTTACTACTATCGATTGAATCAGATGCATCTAAAAAGTTTAAGAATTTATATCCTACTTGCTGTGCTACATTGCTTATATACTTACTCCATTCTTTATATGCCTTCGACCCGCGCATTTCTTTAGAGTAATTTGTACCAGCATCTTTCGCCCCAGCATCACCTACAGGAAAATATGATACCGACATAGGCGGGCCTTTTGGAAATTCTGTATTATGTACTGTTATAGGATCATCTTTAACAATATAATTAAGTACTGAGTATCCTAATCGTTTTGCCATTTCATTATTTTTAGCACGATATGTAGCTTGATTACCATAGAAATATCTAGGACCATCATCTACCATACCTAATCCTAATGGTCCAGTAGAACTGTTCTCTATTAGAAAACGTTCAATGGATTCATTGGCTACTTGCGAAAATTTTTTGCGGAGTAGATTATAGACTTTCGGATTGAAGAATCCCATAATATTGCGGAAATCATCTTGACTCGCATTTGCCAGTGCCTGACGTAATACTGTGCCGGACATTTCGCCATATCCAGGAACATCAAGAGATACGTGAGGTGCCACATATAGGTAGCCATGCTTTGTATATGGCTGTAGATTGTTTTTGTTTTTATCATAGTATTGAAAGTAACTAGGTTCGCCATTCTTTTTAACTCCTACTCTAAATCTAGGATCTTCTTGCATATCCTTTTTACCAACTGCAAATAATACTGCAGTAGTTTCTGGATCATAGTTGCTAGTTATTTCTAACGATTGATATGGATTCTTAACCTGAACTACGTTTGTAATGCCATGTTGAGCCATTACCATTTGTTTTTCTTTAAAGTTCAAAGGCGACTTAGGTAATTTAACCTTGTCAGATGTTGCAATAAACGTATTTGATTTGCCAAATTTACTTGCAAGTTTTTTGTAGACTGCAGCATGATGTTGACCCATGGGCTGAAATCTGCCTGGGTAAATCACAATAACATTTTTTATCGTATTTTCAGATAATATCTGTTCCGCTAACCATTCGCCTAACATACAATGCCTTTGTTATAAATATTAGAATGTACCACCTTCTATCAATCCAAATGACCCGGTGCCATCCATTTCAATATTGCCTGTACCATACATACTACCGGTCTGCAATGACATGTATGGAAAACTATTCGATGATTTTTGAAATTCAAGTTTACTTCTAATACTGTTTGAGAAATCTTTTATTAGAATCGATGCACTCATTTCTTGAAAGAATCCGGAGTCACTGACTCCATTATATCTCCAATCAATTATATCAATCGCAGGGTTAGTTGTATCCTTTGCTACTGCTAATACTACTCTACCAGTTGCACCAGAAGTGCCGATAGACTCGACATCTGCTCTTATTTTAGCTAATGACCCCGATGTTTCTATATCGTTAAAACTACCAGATTCAATAACAAAATCAATTTCGCCGGCCGAATCGCCTTGTTGTACTGCATTGTTACCCCGACCTGAACGTAATATTAATTTAGTTCCGTCCGCAGTATTTTCCGTTGTACGTACATCGAAGGGTTGCTTAGGGTCTGTTGTGCCTATGCCTATACGACCGGACTCTGAAACAAATAACAACTGTCCTTTACTACTAGAAATAGCTAGATCTCGTTTCCTTGTACCTACTAATTCTATATTTATACTAGCCTGATCAACATCGGGATGCCCCGGGGCATCGGATTTAGCAGAATGATTGCCAGAGCCAGTAATTGAATGAATTACAAAGCCGTATGACGATGTCAATTGAGCATTAAATCTAGCCGGAAGTGTTTTACCCGGCGTTCTACATGTTACAGTAACTGCCGACCCCGTACGTGATATATTAAATGGCGCACTGCCTAGTCTAGTTACTTTATCTGACATACTAGCTGATAGCGCAGTAAATGTTGCTAAAGCTACATCGTTAGCCGTATCACCTAGATTGATACTAGCCGTTACATGCTTACCTCGTAGCGTTCTAATTCTAGTAGGTGTAAATATGCTAGATGATACACTAGGATTTGATCCAGTTGTATATAATACTGCTAAGCGCTGGCCGTTAGTATCTGAAAATAATAAAAAACTACCACTACTATTAGTAGGTGCTAAATGCCCATCGGTATTGGCAGAACATGTAACTTCGTATGATGATGAAGAAAATGATTCTGCTATATATGGATTTATAGTAGAACTACCGGAAGGAATAAACTGTATACGTCCTCTGTGTATTATTATTTTATCATTACGTAATTTTGTCGACATTATGGTAATCCACTTTCTCCAGATCCATTTGACATTATTCCAAATTCATTACGTATATTAGGAATTGTAGATCCGGTATAATATGTTACAATTGCAGAACTATCAAATGTATTAATAATCTTTTGTAATTGCGTTTCGCCGCATGTTAATAAGCTCATATTTGCTAATATAATTGGTTTAGGTGTACTTGACGGATTTCCTGTGGTACCTAGACTATCGCCAATATCGTCGCGACGAGCTTTACATGATATATTAACAAAATTATCACTGAAATCCATTTCATCACCCTCGAATATAGATCTGGCACCGTCAATATCCAGTACCATTATACCAGGTGCATGTACTGGGTATCTCGGTGGATTTGCGCCTAGATTTGCATCAAAACTTGCACCCGCTACATCGAGGCTGTCTTGTGCAAACTGCCCAACACTAAGTCTAGGCATGAATATACCCGTTTGTGCAAGGCCGGCATCAAAATCACCATTATCATAGAAGCGCGCGATATCTTCGGCATCAAAATGTTCTAATTCATTATTAGCAACTGATTGAAATTCCCATTTTAATGTTATTGCCGTTGTACTATCTTTAAGTGCGGCATAATATATAAGTACTATGTATTCATCAGACCCAGGTATAAATGCATTAAATAAAGTAGTTGAATTTTCTGGATGTACAATACTAGAACCTAAAGGCATTGTAGCCATTTTTTGAAAACATGAAGTATAAGTGGTATCGTCTCGATAGTTGTCATTTGTAATAGATGGCACCGGTATATCGCCTACGCCGCTTTGTCCACTATCAGAGCTGTTCGGAAATACGCCGTTCCAAACAGAACCATATATAGTCTGGCCTCGGAAACTATTACCAGAGTCTAATCGAAGATTAGTAGTATCAACTATTTTGTTACCTTCTAAATCTTGTACTAACAATGCACTAGATGTTACTGCACCCGTATCCGTTACGTTAAATACTCGACCTTCGTCGTCTTCGCCAAATGAATCATTTCTAGGGCCGGCGCCGATAAGCATTCTATTAGCATTACTAAGTTTAGTAGGACGAAGAAACATAGTTGGATTGCTCGAGCCCGGAAGAGTTGTTGTCGATCTTAAATCAGTCGTTTCAATGTTCCAGCCGCCGATAGTTCCGCTCTCTGCTTTTAACACACCAGCTTTGGTTACACTAAATGGAGCATCGGCGAAGGCGCTAGCGCCCATGGAAATGCCGACTGACGGTTGTAGTCGTATTGTATCGGTTCCAGAACCGCCTTGAAGATATGTATTTGCAATACTCCATCCGCCTATACTACCGCCGGCAGTAGCGGTTATAACGCCGGTAATAGAAAGATTGCCGGCTTCATCAAATTGCAATTTAGGACTATCACTACCGCCTATTACCAATGTACCATTATCTAAATCAAATTTAGATCCTTGCGATGCGCCCCAATTATTAGAACGTATCTTACCAGTAGTTATTCTATCGCCTTCAATAGTAGTACTGCGAAGTTGCGCATCAGGACCTACATATACTGCCTCTATATTATCTGGTGTGAGAGCGACGTCCCATATTTTAATATCCGATATTTGACCGTCGAAGAAGACAGAGCCGCCGTCGGGGTTGCCGCCTATGGTCAGAAACTCTACAGTATCTAGATCTGTATTATCAATAGTCTCTATAGATTGTTCGCCATTAGATGATAGTTGTTTCGCATTTACATATAATTTTGGCGTACTGCCATGTTCTAATATTAAAGTATAAAAATTCCATTCATAACGATTGAACCCTGCAATCTCATAATCAGTAACGGACTGGCCTGTGCCGCCAGACCTCTGGTGGGTAATCCGTAGATCATTGCCGCCGCTTTCGGCAAAGAAGTTAACGCTAAGAAATGTACTATTACTAGCATCTGACCCGATTGTAACTATCGAGCCGCCGGCATTAGTACTGTTATCTAATTTAGCCCAAAATGTAGCTGCCAAATCGGCGCCCGACGTCAGACTTCCGGAAATGCTGCGGGCTTTTAAAGCGTTTAACGAAGAGTTATTGACATATAAAGCTTTACCTCGAGGTCCGGCGTCACTTCCGGAAACTATAGTAGTAGGTTCCGTCGCTGAGCCAGATGCATGAGCGCCATTTATAAGATCTGGAGCTACATAGCCGCCGTTGTCAATTTTTTGAAATCCGTCTAATGGATAATGAGCTTTTAGATTTGCTGAATTAGGCTGTTCTGGGAACGATGAAACTTCAATTTTTCCTTTAAAGTAACCATTAGTTGTATAGATGCCATACCCAGTAACTCCATCACTAAAGTTATTATCAGTTATTCCTGATAGATCACCTACCCTTACAATCGTATTAACAGTTCCAAATACGGAATCTGCATCATCACCGGTATGCTGTTGACTACCTAAGCCCGTCCCAGATCGTTCGACTATATCTATATACGGTGTATTTGTATCAGTAGGCTGAGCATTTAATAGAATATATCCTGTGCCGTCACTTCCCTGAGACGCCATAGACTGGCCATCTTTCATTTTAGCAATAAAGAACCCTCGCTCATTACCCTCGACTCGAGCATCTAAGTTGCGTTCAACTGTTAATGTAGGCTTAACTCTATCAATTGCACCTCCCAATGTTAACAGTGTAGAACCAGTTTGCATTCCATATGAATTGCCATCAGTACCTTGGCCTACTGCTTGCATATACAATTGATTAACAATACCGGGGGCAGAACCTGTCGTATTCACGAACATATCCTGTACCTCGGCGTTGATTTTAGATTTAATATTGCTAATAGACTCTGCCTTACTACCGCCGACAGTGAAGTAATATTGATTATTAGCAATTACATCAGCTTGATTAGTTGTAGTACCCGTAAATGTATAAAACTTAGATGCAGTAACAATTAAATTTGTATTGGCATCAATTGTATGTGAACTAAAATCAAATGTTCCGCTAGCCGGTGTTTCCGACGAACCTAAATCCGTATCGATTACTCTCATATATTCACGGACAAATCCTTCTCTGCCATCTGGGCCTTGGTCTGTTGACTTAGCTACAAGTATTTCTCCATTAACAAACCCGCCGGCGTTATCTACTGTCAATGACTGGCTAGCAATCATGCAATGCACGTCACGTATATAAACGGGGTCGGATGTATTTGTCGTTAATCTAAAACGAACTTGATTATACGTCGAAGGCGACGATGGTATATCAAATATAGCTGTATGAAATTGTGTTCCAGCAGATGTATATGATATCGTTCTTTGGCTGGCATTGACGGTGCCAGGGCCAGTATATATAGGTAATACACGATTGATGCTAGCATCAGTGGCAAGGGCTAATCTATATGTTTGAGTTGTAGTAGCAGATCCAGATGAGTACCATGTCAATCGTAAAGTTTCGCCTTTCAATGAACCAGAATTAAAATCAAATGCCATATCGATTTGAGACGGGTCTTCAATTTTAAAGAAAATGTCGCTATCTAATACATTGTCAGCAGATATAGTAGTATCTGTACTAAGAACTATAGAAGCCTTATCATCGATTAGCGACGAAACTGGTGGTAAGTTAACAAATTGTATACTACGTGTCGCCGGTAGTGTTTCGCCACTATAATTTACATCTTCTTCGTACACAGATTTTACAATCGGGTAGTCTTTAAATCGTTCTTCCGGCTTATCAAGTTTAGCTGCATTAGCAACCATTACTTGTCCGCCTACTACTGATACAGTATCTTTTTCAAATACTGCAGTAGATAATGTACCTCTAATAACAGCATTTTCAAATTCTGCTCTTCCGTCAGAACGTATTTGCCATCCAGTCGCATTTGCAGTCAACCCAGATATAAACGGATCGGTTTCAATAGTACCGTTTGAATTGATAACAATGCCTGGATTAGCTTGGCTATTAACACCATTGTTAGAAATAATTTTATTTGTATCAAACTTCCATCCGGCGATTCTATTTGAACTGCCTAGCTCAAATATAGTTGCACCTGCTTGTTTTGATACAATGCCGAAATTGTCCGAGGCTCTATACTTCATTTCGACAAAATCAGTATCAACATTATCAAATACTTTAAGGCCGGCGCTCGAACTCAAATGTACATTTGTATTTGCTAACGCCTCTTCGCCAATAGTCCAGCCTGCAATCGATGATACCCCAAATGGATCGAATGTTACTTTATAATTTTGATCAGAGCTATTGCCGGCAAATTTTGCTAAACCAGAACTACTTATAAATGCTAAGTTTGCATTAGTAGGTTTAGGATTTGTGCCTCCATCGCTAGATCCTGCAGGAACAAAAATATCATTTGCTTCTAACGTAGCATTAATTATAGCGTTAGCTCCAATAATTAATCCTCCCGCGCCGTCATTAGCATCTGGATCTAAATGAAATATAGACGATGATATTTCGATGTTTTGATTCGCGCCGCTTATAAATTGTGAATCGGTATTACCGATAAAAAACTGTTTAGCTTTTATATCTAGAATAGAATCTCGGCCGGCCTGTGCCGTTTGGAAGATTAAATGGGCATCATCGGTATCATCAACTAATTCTAAACCAACGCCGTCATATGGTTGACCAGTAAAGTAATTGTTTTCACCAGGTAGTACCGAACCACTATATATCATAAATCCGCCAGCGGCGTCTTCACGTTCTGGTACTTTTGATGCCGAATATCCTCTAAAGCTAATGGCGCGCATGTACGCCGAATTTTCTCCGGCTAATTCAATACCTGCACCGACGGCATTACCGATAGTAACTGAACCGGTTATTAAATTATTCGTACCGTTTATATATTGATTTTCGCCAGTAAATATAGCACCGTATGCTACAGGTGATAAGTCAGCTAAATTACCACGATAATCAAATAATTGAAATTTGAATGTTAGAGGCGTATTAAGATGTGTCGACGGAATACGTTTTCCTACGCGTACAAAATTAGGAGAAAATCCAGTTTCAACATGAGAAACTAATTCTAACTGCCCTATAGTCCATTCGCCGGATCTAATTACAAAATTTATATTAGCTTTTTCAATCGTAGCATCGGGCCTAAATCTAAATTCAAAAATAGTATTATTATCAACAACGGCCGGCATCAATACAGTACCAATACGCGTTCCTAAATAATTGTTATCAGCATATATATTCGTATCAAAATTTGTATCTATCGGTGGGCCGTCGTTAGAGGGCATTGTTCTACGTACACCTGATACCGGCTCTGTCAATGTATTAGTAAATTCTGGATGTAACGTTGCACTTCCTAATGTAATAATATCCGTTACACCGGTACTCGTAATATTAGAACCAGATACATAAATATCTAGTCTAGGATGTTGAATTCGTATATCTTCCGACGCATCAACCCCTGTTACGGATCCACTATGTATACCTACACGTCCACGAATCTTATATTCCGTATCTTTAAATAGTTTCGGACGATACGTTTTAGCAATCGAAAATACAGATGAATGGCCTTGTTCGTAACTGAATTGTCCTTCGTATGAATCATTATCATCTGCGTCAATTTGACGTTGTATACGAGCGCCGCCGATAATAACGGTGTCATCATATGATGCTGTTACTCGTTGTCGATTGGTAGCAGACGCGTCATTATCTTTACCTATATATTCGAATCTCCAGTATTTGTATATTTCTTCTAAATCTTCGAATTGTCCATAGTTTTCATATTGCGTACCTACAAGTATATTTGTTTCGAATGAGCCAGTATCAATTAATACTTGCTGCTCTTCTAATATAGTGTCGCCCATATCAACAAAATCACCAAACATGCCAGATGGCTTGTACAATGTTTTAACTTTAAATACATCGCCAGTTTCTGGTTCTATATCCGATAGAATGATATCAGCAAATGATTGAAAATTTTCTGTTTGTACGACTTCATCAGGCGCTACAAAACTTGAAGTAAAATTATATGTAAGTTCTACTTTCTTTTTTGTTATTGTAGCTTCGCCGGCTGTACCGCTAAACACATCGAATGAAAATGCTATAGCGCCAAATGTATTATATGAATCATTATCAAAACCAGCATATTGAGCAATACGTGCTTTTGTACCACTAATAACATCAACAATTGCAAACTTATATGTACCGAATATCGGCCTAGTACCAGATGCATTAAACTGATCTTCTGGATAAAAGGCTGTAGGCTTGTTTTTACCTTGAGGTAGATAATATTCGATGCCGTCTACAGTTATTCCCTTAACATTAAACGCACCTTCAATATTTACACGCGGATTGACTATGGTCACTACGCCCCCAATCATTCCGGCAGTAAATCTAAAGTCGTTCGCAGAATTGACCTCTATAATATTATTACCTGACAAAGTGTATAGAGGCGGTGCATCAGTTGTTTCATTCCCAGTAGCTGTTAATGAATCGTCTGTCTCGGTTATGTCATAAAACTGATCGCCGGCAATAGGTGCTGGTGAGCGTGCAGAATTGCCACCTGCTAAGCTAACCGGATCAAAGGTTGGAGCAGCCGGAAATGTAATAGGATTTTCTAAAATTTGTGCGCCAAATGAATCTACACTTCCTCCGGTAAATGAGCTCGAAACTCTTGTAAGTACACCATCAATAGTAACGGGTTGAAAGTATGGTTGAACAACTTCTGAAAGTGTTATCTTCGGTGTTTTCGTAATAATAATTTCTGTATCATTACGAGCCGATGGCGCAACTCCGACACTAGTAGACCATAATACGTTAGGATATTCAAAATAATCATTATCTTGAAAATCTCTACTAAATGGAATAGGCTGACCGGTCGCTGGGTTGAATGATGCTCTAGATGCTAGATAAATTGTACATGGCCCAGGGGCTGTATCAGGATTTATATAAACTGCGGTTACACGTGTTCCATCCTTTTCGATATATCGAAGTGGTTTGTAAAAAATCGGATTACCGGTAGAATCTAATATTTCTACATATATAGGACTTTTCGAAACAAGATTACTAGGATGGGCTTTAATCTTAAAAAGATTCTTGCCGGCAGTAAATACGGTAGGCATTTCGACAATGCCAAAGAAGTCACGTGATGTACGATCTGTATCTCGAATATCGTACTGTCTATCTTTTAGACCTATATACTCTACCTTTGTCGGTAACCTTCCTTCATATCTCGGCATTCATTACCCTTTGTTATAAATATCAAGAGTAGTTTATTTTAGAATATCCGTTAGTCTTTTTGATCTCAATTAATTTATCTACAACATCGCGCATCGCATCTATATGAGAAATGCACAACATGAATTCAAACTGAGATTTAAGATAATCAAATAACATGTACATGCTATTCAAGTTATCGGAATCTAAAACGCCAAATCCTTCATCAATTGCTAAGAAGTTCGGACGTGGTAAGCTCGTAACATTAATTAGCGATGTTCTAATAGCTAATGATGAAATAAATTTCTCCATACCAGACGTTAATTCCAATGGCCAATAATTATCTTCGTCATATACAATATAACCATTAATGTTCTTACCATCAGTTTCTAACAGTACTGTAAAGTCTACTATCTGTGTAAGTATGTTATTAATTTCTGCTTCGATTTGCGGCAATGCTTTTGATATCAATTGATATGGCACACCATCACGTTTTACAGCTTTAAGATAATATTCATATCCTTTGTACTGTATTTCTAATTCACGCAATCTTTCAATAGCAGCTAACGCCTCTTCTTTTTCTCGCTTTGCAATTTGTAACTTGCCAGAGAAGTGCATAATATTATCATCTAATGAACGAATCTCATCATTAAGACCAGTAATCTCATCACGTACTTCAGTTATTTCTTTGTTCTTAGTTTTATTAAACTTAATATCATCTTCATGTTGTATAGCAGCATCTACAAGTTGCATTTGTTGACTAATACCAGCATCTATTTTCGGAAGTTGATTTTCTCGTATATTTTCTACAAGTTGTTTTTGAGTAAGAACATTTCGTTGCATACTGATATAATCATTTTTACATTGATTATATTCTGCTAATTTTTTTGCAGCCGTCGAATTATTAATCGCCGATTCGATATCACTTAGTCTATTTTTAGCTAAAGATAATTCTTCTTTTAATATCGGTAATTGATTAGTAACGCGCTGAGTATCTTGTAACCATGGATTTGCCATACAATATTCGCAATCTGGGTTCCATCGATGTTTTTCTAATTTAGATAACATCTTTTCAGCATGATCTATATCACGTTGTTTAGCGTTTATATTAGATTGTACTTTACCTGCTTCAATCTTAAACTCATTTACACGAGTAACTTCATTTTCTAGCTTGGTCACATTATATTGTTGTAGCCGATCATGTAAATCCGATTCACGCTGTGTTGCCCCGTCTAACGCATCTCGTTCGTCATTTAATGATAATTGTATTTCGTCACGCTTTGCTTCTAACAAATTTAGACGATCCATCAATACATGTTTATCTTCATGTACATCAATTTGACGCAGTTCTTTTGTCAATTCTACAATAATGTCATTTAGTCCATCTCGAATCGATTCGTGTTCTCGCTTTTCGTTTAACATACGTTCCAACGGAGCTTTTGATTGAGTTATAACGCGTTCGGCTTCTGCTAATGTTTCACTATGATCAGTACGTTTATATTCTCTAATCAATGCAGACGTATCGCGTATATCCTCGTTAGCAATCTGATATTGACGTTCGAATATATCAATATCCAAGAACTGAGATAACAATTCTTTACGTTCGCGTTGTGACTTATCAATAAATCCGGTATTGTTATTTTGTAATGATAATGCAGTCAAAACAAAATCATCATAACTGCCTAGATACTGTCGTATAATTTTATTCGTACCGTCACGTTGTTCGCCGTTAAGCATAGTAACATTGCCATTGGCATCTTCATGCCAGAAATTTACATCAACCTTTACATGGCCTTTATTGTTCTTACGACCTACACGTTCAATGAAATAATTCTTACCATCTAAATCAAAATGAAACTTACATATGAATGATGATTTCTTATTATTGAGTACATTAACAGCTTTATGTGCACGACTACATTTATCAAAACAACAGAATGATAATGCATCTAACAATGTCGACTTACCACTAGCATTTGGAGCAAAGAGACCATATGTGCCAGATACATTTGAGAAGTCTACAGTATTACCTTCGCCGTATGAGAACATGTTACTAAACTCAAAATATTTAGGAGTCCAAATGACATTTCTTGTTAGTTCTGAATCAGGTAACTTTGAATGAACTGTACGATTGATATGTCGTACGCAGTCTAACATTTCTTCATCTAATGCATGTTCATCAGATAAATATTCTGTTATTGCATTGTTCTGCCACTCTACTTCTCTAACGTCGCCAAATGATATTTTTTGATGCTGTATATTCGTGTTAAGTGCATTTAGCTTCTGAATAGAAATTTCTTGCACTTTATACTGTTGTTTTATCTTCGAAACAATTTCTTTGATATCAGCCGTGCTAGTATCTTTGATCTTAAGACGTAATCTTGGCTTTGGCGGAACCTTATCCGATGGATTGATTATTACGCCATTATCAACTTCAAACGTATAATATCCAAAATCATTTTCTATTTCAACAAATTCACAACTCTTAGATTCGATATCCCAGACCATGATACCATGGCCCAATGCTTCGCCGTGATTTTGTTGTACCAATGATCCGGCATATGCAATTGTCTTATTCTCGTTTAAGAACTGAGGCTTATGAATATCACCGAGTAGAACGAGATCGTGTCCTGCAAACAATTCTGTAGTGACATGAGTGTTGCTGAGTGTAAATCCGGCATCCGTCGAAGCCATATTAACAGCGCCATGATGTAATGCAATCTTATAATCGCCTTCGAAATCAGATGCTTTAATGAAATCTACAGGCTTATCAAACACGGACATTACGTTAAAGTGTATGCCCGATATCAAATATATATCTGTGTCTTTGAGATAATGTAGATTTGGGTGATTCAAGGCTTTAACGATTGGAGACAGGGCATCTAAACGACTAGAGTTATTTAGATTACAATCATGATTGCCTGTAATTAATAATACTGGTGCAATATCTGCTAATCGTTTAAAGAATGTCGATACCTGATATACTAGTTCAGGTGACATGTCTGTCTTAGCATGTACGATATCTCCTGCTAGATAAATAACAGAATTAGGAGTATGAGTCTTACGAATGTAAGTATACAATTTTTTGAATACTTGTTCATACTCTTTATGACGTTTGACATTACGTACATGCACATCTGCGATGTGATATATCTTATCAATACGATCTAAGCCAATGTTTATAGTGCGCATAGAATCTTCTCTTGCAATAGACGATCAGGACTAAGTTGTTCCGTTTCATCTATCAATGTTCTCATTTTCTCAAATCCTAAATCACTAGGATCTTTGCTAGTCAGGTCAACAAAGTATACGTTTATACCGTTACCTATAAAATATTCTGCTACCTCCAATGCTTGTTTTCTAGCATCTTCATCTAGACAGATGTATATATCTTTCACGCCGTTCTCTACAATACGACGTTTCAATGTATTTGAAATAGTCTTACCAAATAATGGAATTGCATTACGTTTAATTGCAATTGCATCAAATGCACCCTCTACAAGTACAATTGGCATATCCCAGTTGATATGCAACTCAAACCCTACAACATCTTTCGATGTAGGCGGATTCTTATGTTTGTACTTATCATCCTCATAATATGCTCTAGATACAAAATAGTTTAAGCTACCATTGCCGTCATAACTCGGAATAACAATCTTACCATGGTAAGGCCCTTTATCACAGTATCCAATTCTATACTTGAATATATCAGATAATGTCACGCCACGTCTAAACAAATACGCAATTGCATTTCGAAACTCTGGCGCAGCTTTGTTTAGTATCCATAATGGATTGAACCCTTCGGGCAGTTGTAGGACTTCGGTGTTAGTTGTAGTTTTTGTAGGTTTATATTCAACATCATCGAGTAATCCTACTAACTTAGCAATCTTATCTCTCTGAACATTTAACTTGCGAAATAAGATAGGTAACTTACGTCCTCGAGCATTACATACCCAACAATGCCAATATTGAGAAACAATGTTAACTTCGAGTTTCTTCTTATGGTGATTACAGAACGGGCAATGGAAAGCTACATCATCACTAGACGTCTGTTTGCCTTTACCTAAGACCGATTCTAGTAATGTAACGATGGCGTAACGACTCATATATTATATATTATTAATATTAGCATTGACATACTTTCGTAAATCAATGTTTCATTCAAATAAAATTCTCATGAAAATTAATATTCATTGAATATATTATCAAAAACTCTAAAGATCAAGTTTTGTACCAACTTTCTGGCACTTCCTTCGACGCCCACTGGATGCCATGCTTATCACAAAAATCGGCATATGTTGTTTTAGACCCTTTTCGTATTTTGTTATTAGGCGACTGAAAAACAATTCGTATATCTAATTCAGGATGTTGTTTGCGTACTAACAAATGCTTTTTACGATCTTCTAACGTCCATCTACCTTTTGCTTCAATAAGTATACCATTCGGTAGTCTAAAATCAATTGTATACTTATGTGTAGTCGCTGGTTTGATATATGGTATTACAGTATCTTCATATCCAAATGATACATTTGCTTCATTTAGTTTTTCGGAAACTTTTAATTCGAACCCGCTTCTATAACCTTTTTTTTGTGCGTTCCTGCGCACCTTGGATTTTGATCTCCAACCCATAACTTATTCCTTTTGTATAAATATTAGTAGTCCCAACGGATGATGAAATTCATATCAACATCATCTCTTTTTTGTACTGGCTGTGCAAATTTACCAACAGCTAACAATTGATTTTGATCATTATATAGTCCGATGGTAGATATATATGGAAATGCTGTGCCATCCGTAAAAATAGTTTTACGTAACTCGCCCGGAGGTCTATTACTTTGGCCAGTAGCACATAATTCTGTTTCGCCCGCGGGCGGTCTATATGTAGCTGATGGATTCATTGAAACATTCATCGAATCGGCCGGGACTCGTACCATTACTTCATTTTCATATATTGTATGCTGACCTTTGTATGATACGTCAAATGTATTCTGAAAAAACCCAGAACCAGTATATTTGTTTAGTGGTGATGATACTACAATTTGTCCATTACGATAAAATACATTACCAGCTACATTAGTTTGATATAATTTAGGATTTGTAGCATCATCATCTGCCAATGTAGCTAATTGTGCTGCAGATGCACTAACATCATATAAACGAAATTCAGCTAATTCGTGTCCCGATGCCGCAGCATTTTGTGATGATAAATCTATAGTACCAAATAATACATCTGCATCATTTATTGTCGTATTTGCAGGCATTGTTGCAGATTGTGCAAGTGTGCCATCTATATACATAGATACTGTTTGAGTACTGCCATTATTAATTACGGCTACATGATACCAGTTATTTTCATCTAAACCACTTTTTTGTAATGTACGTTGTGTCGTGCCATCTGATAATCTAAAATTAATAATACATGTTGATTCTTGATGTTCAATAAAACATTCAAAAGGTCGCCTATAATTAGCATATGAACTATCAGCTAAATCAGATGCTAAATTCGTAATAATATTATCAGATGTAATAATTTTACTATTACGTCTATCCAATCGTTGTTCGGGTTTTACTGCAAATTTTGATACTATACTATGCTTACCAGCACCAACGTCCGGAGCATAAACCCAAAAAGATAATGTCCAATCATCACATGCATTCATCCTATTGAATATATCATTATGAGGTATTCTGATAGAACTAGTACTTGGCGACATAAATCGTGCAGCTAATCCACCTGACGGCCCATCTTCTAATGCAATTGCAGTTAATTTAACATCTTCATCATGATGCTGCAATTCATATTTAATTATACCATCTGCGCGGCCTTTTCCAGATTGAGTTAAACGATATGCATTATTGAATGATAAATACAATTTCAAGTCATTGTCATTCATCATTGATGACGTATTAATAGCTCCGTCGCGCAGATTACCATTTCCGTCATCTGTTAGTGTGATATAATCCGATGTAACAGAAACACTTTTAGGTTTAAGACGTTCGCCGACTTGAAAATAAGGTACTGTTAATATCGACGCTGAATAAAACAAACGTTTCTGCGTTTTCATACGATTAGTTAATTCGCATGTACGTGCTGGATCATATGGATGCCGATAATACTTATGATCGATCTGTTTCCAAATTACTTGTTGATTTCTATTATCAATCGAATTAGATGCATATAAATTATCTGAATCGCCTAAATGAGGCGGCGTGTCCTGGTATATACCATTATACGCAAAATATCCAGACTGACTAGCAACAGCTGGTGTTGTATTATTTAGCGTATAATTTTTATATGCTTTGAACGGACGAAATTGAACATCATTCGGCCGAATCGATCTAAAAACGGAAGGTATCGTCGGCATGCCGTCCTAATATTAGAAATCTAATTTAATTTTAATTAGAGCTTCTCTGGTGAATGATTTTAACAATGGCTGAGATAACTTAGCTACTGCTAATAATTCTTTACGATCATTATACAATCCTACGGTTGTGATATAAACTTGTGGATCTTGTATAAATGTATTGAATGCTAATTGACCCAATGATCCTGTTACGAATGAAGGATTGTTCGAATAATTATATTCAGCATTTTTTAGTCTACAGAAAAAGTATGATGATTTAACTTGTTCTGAAGATCTAGCTTGAATTTGACCGCCACTACCCTTTAGCGACGAAAGTAATCGCAGATGATTGTAATTTTGAGCTGCGGAGTTATCAGTACTGAAATTCGGCTGTGCGCCTGTATCTAACGCAACACCATTAAATATAGCAATGCCATGCTGTGGATATAATAATCCGAAGTATGTCGGCGATGATGGATTATGAATTGTAGTAGTAGGCGAAATAGATCCAGATACTAAATTATAAACTAATCCAGCTTCGCCGATACTGTTAGCATTTAATGATGAATCATCAATAATTTTAGTAGGAGTACCGGCAGTTGCGGCAGTTGTAGTAGCCGATGGCGTTTTTATAAATGTAAACTCAATATTTCCTGGATCAATTTTTTCTCTAATTCTAGCTCTATTAAAGTTTACAACATAGATATAATCTGAATCAGTACCGTTAAATGTAAATTTCTTATCATTAGGCGGCAATAACAATTGTGCATATTGCTTATAAATAGCTCTACTAGGCGTATCATCATTTAAATTACCAGTCGTATCAAGAGATCCGGAACCGGCAAAGTGTCCATATGCTATAGAAAATTGTTCAATGGCAGTATTATCAGTTACTGGATCTTTATGATATATGTCATAAAAATATGATTGCTGTGCTGCAGTTAATGAACTAGTAAACATCTCACTAGCTCCTACCAATGTGCCATCATTTCCAGAAAACATACCACGTGTTACGGTCTCAACATTATTTCTAATGACATCATCTGCAGGGTCAAATTCTTGATATACTTTACCGAATTGAGCTCTACGACGTGCTTCTTCTCGCTGACGTATAATATCATCTGCTAATTGTCTAGCCAATGATTCTAATTGACCCTGTGCAGCAGAGGCGCCTGGACGCTTCAAACTACTTACTATATTTCCTCGTGTATCTCGTCTAACACCGGGTCTATATGTACTACGTGCCATTATTTATTCCTTTATGATTGAGCCGTCGGCGCGCCGATTGTCGTTGCTAATTCTTGCTTCTTAACAGTTAACGTAATAGAAGCCCGGCCACCGGTTTCATTTCCTATAATTAATATCGTTGCTGTTTTATCAGTTGCTAATTGAGGCTTAGCTGCAATTTCAAATTGCAATCCAGATACTGCTACAGATTGTGCTGCTTCACTATCGCCAATAAACTGTGCCACAGTAGTATTCATTCCAGCAATTCCGGTTGTTCTTGTTACTCTAATTTCGGCTACATCTGAATCAGAAAGTATTGCAGTATATCCAAATCGAGAATTGCCATTTGTAAAGTTTGTCGTTGCCGGAGAAATTATAGTAGTTTCATTTGATTGTAATGAAATATTTGTAGCGCCTACGCTTACAACAGGAATACGTGCAGTACCTTTTGGTAGTGTAACAAGTTTATATTTCATCATTTGCGTCTCATCAGGTAATGCTTCTACAATAGGCATATTTTCAATTGCCGCACCATAGTATGCTGTCCCTAATGGATGTTCGCTATTATATAAATCATAATCAACTTCATCATCTGCTAAAGCAAATTGAGTAATTTTAAACTCATCACGTCCTCTAGCTAATAATTCTCTACCTTTCTTAGTAAGAATTGCATCAACCGTGATTGTACTATTATTTAAGTATCCCATAGTTTATTCCATCTTTTTTATAAATATCGGACTGTATCAATTATCTTACATTTATATTACCAGGTGGTACAATTAATTTAGTTCCACCTGGAATTGGTTCAGGCGTTGTAGTATAAATTAATTGATTAGCATTTGCTTCATATACTTCAATTACCGGCTTATTGTTTATAGCTGCTATTGTAGTGCCGATATTTATCGCAGGTCCCGTTATTTTACATCCTTCGTAAAAAGGCTGTTCTACACTAGCAAAAAAATCATCCATATATGCTGCATCGACAAGACTCTGAGAAAAATATTGACCCCGCGATTGACTTATAAATTGATCATTATTACGAAGTTTTTTATCTACTATCGATGCATTACCTCTGTAATGAAAAACGACTCGTTTAAATATATCGCTAGGCCTAGGATCATCAACAACAGGATCTAATGAACCAGTACCGTTAAATTCTTTTACAATCAATCCAAAATAATTACCTGGCAATGATGACGTCGGCGGAACGACTGAATCACTATTTGAACCAGACTTAGTATGATATAATGATTCGCCTGAGATTATATTATCTATCAGACTAATTGATGCTGTAAACATAGGTAATGAACCAGACACAGATTTTACTGGCTCTGCTACGAGTCCATCAAATTGTGGATTTGTTATCACCGGACGCTTAGTTATAATTTCTTTTGCACGTTCTAATGCATGCGGCTCAACTAATATACCCATTGCTTCATCAACACGTTCAGGTAACAATTGACGTATTTGATTGAACAATGAAAAATCAAATTGACTAAAGATTCTTATGAATGCATTGATGTCATTTTTGTTAGCAAACTTTTTCCAATACTCTCTACTGAAATGATATAAGTCCGGATATGTAAATTCAAACTCATCGTCCGGATCACCTACATAATCATCTAATTCAACATCGCCTATTTGATTAAAAATATCTTTGTTTACTTGATCAGCCTGAGAATAAAACAATCCTAACTTGTTTGAATCGATAGGAGCAAAATCAAAACTAGAACGTTCTGCAGTATTGGTAGGAGATAATCGTCTAATTAAACTATTATTTTCTAATCGTATCTTTTGCGATCTAGGTAAATTGGCACCTAATGAAACGCCTTGTACATAATAAGTTTCTTCGACAGGCTCAAAATTACCGCGTTCTGCATTTTCCGGTGAACTAAATCCATTAACTGTAGCTTCGCCGCCATGTAAAGTAGCACTTCCCGATGCCGGATGTTTACTCATAACTTTAGTACCGTTTGTCGAATAATCGATTGCATCTAAGTCAGTACCTAACGGTAAATGTCTATGTAATTTATCGTACGAAGCAGTTGGATCAGATGATGCAACATATGATGTAGGATTCAACGTATGAAAATTAAATGTATTATCATCAATCGTTTCTTTCCATTCTCTATACTCTTGAATCGATCCACTAAATGTTGTAATATTTGTATCAGATACTGCGTTGATTTGTCCGTCGGGTGTATCGCCGTCTAAACGGCCGCCTATATAAACATACGAACCTGCAGAGCCATGAATATTCTCTTCAATGGTGCCAGTCGACCCCGAATGGATTACTTTGCCCGTAATATAATCAGACGCTTTTTGTACCTTTACTACGTTATCACCGCCGTTAGTAGTCCAACGTAGATTCCAAAATTCGCCATCAAATAATGGCAAAAAATCTGTAGTAGAATTTCCGGCGCCATCTGCAATTGCAATACGTCCCCATTGATCACTTCCGGAAAAGGATGCGGTATATAAAACGGCTACATGAAAATTAACCGTGCCAGCATGTGAATAATACGACATTAACGCCATATCATCTTTAATGGCCGGCTTAAATCTAATTTCACGAGTACGTATAGTATCACTAACGGCCGGAACTAATATATGTGCATCTTCATTAATTTCTAGAGCGTAATTAAATCTATCTTCAATTAATGCAGGAACATCACCAGATACTTTCGGTCCGCCATACTCTCTTATAGAAAGCAAAGTTTGCGGAATACCATATGCATTCATCAATGCTTTTACAGACCGGCCGGTACCTCTCGTCTTAAGGATATATGGTAAGTTATTGACAATCCTACGCCATACTTCAGTAGTAATATCTTCGTTAGATTTAGAAAATATCGAACCAGTTTGAGCATATGCTCCTGACCCAGAATCAACGCCTAATGCATATTGCCAGAGTGCAGATGCCTGATTACCGTTAGTTAACTTCCATCCTAACGATTCGGCTACATCATATAATATTTCCTTACTACGTCCTAATTTTGGATGTTCTTCTGGCTTATATGTTTTCGTTAATGCATCAATGTATGTATACAAAACATCAAAATGATGTCCGATCATATTAACAAACAACTCATATTGATCATTGTTTGCATCATTACGAATATGTTCTGGTATTGTTTTAGCTAATGCCGTTTCACTTTCTGTATCATATAACGATGCGGATGCATAGACACC